ACCAATGCGGCCGTGCCGCCGACACTGAACCCCCGTCCAGAAGCTCCGCAAACCTCTCGAAAATCCGCGATGAAACAGGCGCGATGATCACCTGCGCCTGGCGCTGCCGAAGCCCTCAGCCCAACCGCTCAAAACCCCAAAACCAACAGCCTCATGAATTTTACGGGCTAGGTGGCGACGAGTTCGCTGTTATACTGGAAGGAAAAGAAGGGGAGCTTGATCTAGCCGCGGCAGGCGCGTCCATTCTCGCGCGTTTGCAGAAGCCAATCAGGTATGATGGCCGGGTGATGAGCGCTGGCGCGAGTATCGGCGGCGCTCATTTTCCTGCTGACGCCCAGTCTGCGAATGACCTATTCAAAAATGCGGACACGGCTCTCTACGCACTGAAAGAAAGTGGCCGGGGCGGAACGAGAATGTTCCACCAGCACATGCGCCAGGAAGCCCAGTTGGTATCCTCGCAGCTAAACCTTGCTCGCAATGCGCTCAATCGAAGGTCAGTAGAACCGCACTACCAGCAGAAGATAAATCTGATCACAGGCCGGATTGCGGGATTCGAGGCTCTGCTCAGGTGGCACCATGCGACCCGAGGTATCCAAAATCCAGAGACGGTAGCCGAAGCCTTCAAGGACTACGAACTTGCTTCCAAAATTGGAGAACTGATGCAGCGTCGCGTATTTAGCGACGTGCGCGGCTGGCTTGATAGGGGGGTTCCCATTGGCTTTGTTGCAATCAATGCTGCTCCGGTGGAGTTTCTGCGCAACGACTTCGCAGCGCGGCTCCTGGCTCGTATGCGGGAACAAGACATTCCCCCTCACTTGGTAGAGATCGAGATCACCGAGCATGTCTTCTTCGAGCGTGGGTCCGACCTCGTAGGCAGGGCTCTCACGCAGTTATCAGAAGCCGGAGTCCGAATCGCGCTGGATGACTTCGGGACTGGCTACTCGTCTCTGTCTCACCTGCGCGACTATCCGGTGGACGTGCTGAAAATCGATCGTTCATTCATCGCCAAAGTCACGACCGACCCAGAGGTCCGTGCTATCGTATGTGCGGTCATCGACTTGGCAAAGAGTTTGAATATCGAAATCGTCGCAGAAGGTGTCGAGACCGAGGACCAAAAAAAGTTCTTGATCAAGCACGGTTGCGAGTTGGGACAAGGGTATCTCTTCGGACGCGCCATTGAAGCAGACAAAGTAGCGTCGCTCTTTGAAAATTTCTCGGGGCGAGCCGCCGGATGATGGGAAACTTTCCTTGCCCAAAGCGCCCCAAACAGGACCCAAACTCGGACCCAGCCGGAAGGTCCTTCCGCTCAACCCGCTGGATTTCCCTGCTGAAAGTTATGGTGCCGCTTAGAGGATTCGAACCTCTGACCCCATCATTACGAATGATGCGCTCTTAAGTGCCGCAATTCGGCGGGGCCATCCATTACCCGCGCTCCGTCCACCATTCCGGCCAGCTTATCTTCTCTGGAGAACGGGTAACCTTTACCACCTCGCGCTGCTCCGCCTCACTGAGCCGCCGGGATCCGAGCCGCGCGAGCGCCGCCTCGACGATCCAGGGGTTGAGCTCCCAGCGGACCTTTTCCTTGTCGAGAGGATTGCGTTTGGTTCCCATGCCCAGGATACGAAGCACGCATCCCACGCCGTAACCGATGATTATGATGCGAAGGATCTCGTCAGCCCCGGGAGGTGAGCGACTAGCTCGCGCGGTTTCGATGGCCGCAAGCGATGCCCGGGCCGAGGAGCTGTCTCCCTGCAGACCCTTGCGGGTCAGCTGCAGGACGAACGCTTCGGCTGCGGTCACCCGCCGCTCACGACCGTCCTCGCGAATGGTCACCATCTGGCCCAGCACGGTGTTGTAGGGGATCTCGCGGTGGCGTTTCCTGGGCCGCCCCCGAGGATTGCCACTGCGCCCCTTTACGAACCGCGTCGCTGCAGGCGGGCGCTTGTAGCCCACACCAAGGTCTTCGGTCTTCGCAGGAGCATCGCTCATCGACGTTTTGCCCGGGGCCAGCGTAGCTTGTCCGGATCGAGCGTGAAGCGGTTGATATCCTCACGATCCTTGTCGGTGTAGGCGCGCCGTCCGGGCCGGCTGATCGCAGCCTGGGCAGCCCAGGTTGTGATTTTGAGCGTCCTTGCGCCTTCGCCGCCGCCCGGAGGCACGTGACCGTCGACCGCGATCTCCAGCAAACGCAGGGCGGCCTCGGCATTGGGCGAGTCGTGCTCGATTTCCATCCGGGCGCCGCGATGGACTGGAGGATTGAGCTTGGTCAGCGCCGTCTCGCGCTTCTCGATCATCTTGAGCACGGCGCGCACCGCCATCCTGCTGCCCTTGAGAGCAGCCTGATAGGTCTGCAACTGGAGCGCCTCTTCGACGGTCAGTTCGCGTTCGACCCCGCCCTGGGTCACGGTCAGGGTCTTGTCGAAGATGATATCGAACGCCGAGATGTGCGGGCGGCGCGCTTTGGGTCGTCCGGCTGGGTTGCCCGATTGCCCGGCGGCGAACCGGGTGTCACCGCCGCGGGTCAAGCGACCTCGTCCCTGGTCGCGCGGTGGAGCAGCGTTGCGGTTCTGCCGGTTAACTTCTCCCAGCGCTCGATCGCGACATCGACATATGCCGGATCGATATCGAGCCCGCGGAACCGGCGGCCGACCCGCTCGGCCGCGATCAGGCTGGTGCCCGAGCCAAGGAAGATGTCGAGGACCAGTTCGCCTTGGCGGGTCACGTCGCAGATCGCATCGGCCACCATCGCCACCGGCTTGACGGTCGGATGCAACTCAAGATCCTCGCGCCGACTGCCGCGCATCGAGTTGACCGAGGAATAATCCCACACATTGGTGCGGTTGCGGCCATGCCTGCCAAGCTCGACCGTGTTGGTGTGGGCAGCGTCGCCGACGCGGTAGACGAACACCATCTCGTGCTTCGAGCGGTAGAGCGAGCCCATCCCGGCGTTGCTCTTGTTCCACACGCAGATGTTGAGTAGCGCGTTATAGACCTCGCCGCCGACCGCGCTGACATCGTCGAGATGGCGCCAGTCCATGCAGACAAAGTGGACCGAACCGCCGCGCGAGACGCGCTCGCAGGCCGAGAGGGTTTCGCGCAGGAATACGCGGAACGCATCGGTGGTCATTTCGCCCGAAGCCATGGCGAACTCGCGGTGGCGTCCCTTCGCGTTGGCATGGCCGTTGATCTTCACGTTGTAGGGCGGGTCGAGGAACGCTGCATCGATTGCCTGGCCCTCACCGACGATCGCGCGGAGGAACTCGACGTCGCGGCCGTCGCCGCAACCGATGCGGTGTTCGCCAAGCTGCCAGATGTCGCCGATACGAGCACGCGGTTCAACCGGCACCGCGGGAATGATCTCTTCTTCGGGATCGACCTTCTCGGCCAGGATCACGTCGATCTCGCCCGAGCTGAACCCGGTCAGGCCAAGGTCCATGTCGAACTCGGGGAGCGACAGCTCTGCCAGCTCGAGCTTGAGGATCTCGATGTCCCACCCGGCATTGAGCGCGATCTTATTGTCGGCAAGCCGCAGCGCCTTCTTCTGCGCTTCGCTGAGCCCCGCCAGTTCGACCACCGGGACTTCGCTGAAGCCCATCTGCTTGGCCGCGAGCAACCGCCCATGCCCGGCGATCAGCCGTCCCTCGGGATCGGCAAGGATCGGGTTGGTGAACCCGAACGCAGCGATCGAGGCGACAATCTGCTCGATCTGTCGCCTGGGATGAGTACGCGCGTTGCGGGGGTCGGGGACGAGGCTGGCGGTCGACCGGTAGACGACCGTCAGCGGGCGGGCGGCAGCCTGGGCTGCCAGCGCGGGGGTGCTGACCATCTTCGAACAATAGCAGAACGTTCCCGCTTTGGCCACCAGGGTAGCGCACGAACATGGGGATAACGCACGTTTCGCACATTCGACTGGACTGGGCCGCGAACCCGAGCATTGCTGCGTCCTGCCCGGCGAGCCGGGCTCGTGGCGGTAGCGCCCGGGATTTCCCCGGACGCGCTACCGGAGAACGACAATGACCGGCACCAACTCCAGCGACCAGCCTATGGCTGTCACCACGCGCAAGCCCCGCCGCATGGCGCGCGAACCCAAGCCAGCAGGCACGACCGGCCCGGGCACCGCCATCGCCGCAACTAAGCCCGACAAGGCGCCTTCCAAGCTCGACCGCGTCGAAGCCCTCTTGCTCGCGTCCAGCGGAGCAAGCATCGCCGAACTGGTCGCGGCCACCGGGTGGCAGCAGCATTCGGTGCGCGGCGCCATCGCGGGCGCACTCAAGAAGCGCGGGCTCGCGATCACTTCGGACAAGGTCGATGGCATCCGCCGCTATCGCGCGGAGAAGCTGGCATGAGCACCGCGCGCATCGACGGTCTCGTGGTCGAGATCGGTCGCATGGACCTCGAAGCGCTTCGCAAGCTCTGGGGGCAGCGCTACGGCGCCCCCCCACCGCTCCGCTCGGTCCCTATCCTGCGGATGCTGCTCGCCTGGCGGGTGCAAGCCGAGGCCAACGGCGGGCTTGATGCCGAGACCCGGCGACTGGTCGAGCGCACCGGCCGGGTTCGCGCCGAGGGCCTCGAACTTGGCATCGGCGCCCGCCTGACCCGCATCTGGCAAGGCCGCGAGGTGGAGGTGGTGGTTGAGGCGCAGGGGTTCCGCTGGCAGGACCGGCACTATCCAAGCCTCTCGGCCGCCGCGACCGCGATCGCAGGATCGCGCTGGAACGGGCCACGGTTTTTCGGTCTGCGGGACGCGCAATGAGCAAGCCGCCGCTCAAACGATGCGCGGTCTATACCCGCAAGAGTTCCGACGAAGGCCTCGACCAGGCGTTCAACAGCCTCGACGCCCAGCGCGAGGCCGGCGAGGCTTACGCAAAGAGCCAGATCGGCGAAGGCTGGCGGGTGGTGCCGACCCGCTACGACGATGGCGGGTATTCGGGCGGATCGATGGACCGCCCCGCGCTTCAGCGCCTTCTTGACGATATCGAGCGCGGCCGGATCGATGTGGTCGTGGTCTACAAGATCGACCGCCTGACCCGCAGCCTTGCAGACTTTGCCCGCATCGTCGAGCGGTTCGATGCCAAGGGCGTCAGCTTCGTCTCGGTCACCCAGGCGTTCAACACCACCTCGTCGATGGGCCGGCTCACGCTCAACGTCCTGCTCTCGTTCGCCCAGTTCGAGCGCGAGGTGACCGGCGAGCGCATCCGCGACAAGATCGCCGCCTCCAAGGCCAAAGGCATGTGGATGGGCGGGGTACCGCCGCTCGGCTACGATATCCCCGAGCCCGGCAGCCGGACGCTCAGGGTCAACGACGCCGAAGCCGTCACCGTCAGGCATATTTTTGCGCGATATTTGGAGCTGGGTTCGGTGCATGCGCTGCAGCGCGAGCTTCATACCTCGGGCATCGTGTCCAAGCGGCATACCACGCTGGCCGGTCGCACGACCGGAGGCGCGACGTTCAGCCGCGGCGCGCTGTTCCACCTGCTGCGCAACCGGGTCTACCTCGGTCAGATCGTTCACAAGGACCAGGTTTTTGCCGGCGCGCATCTCGCGATCGTCGGCGACCCGGTGTTCGCTGCAGTCCAGCAGCTTCTTGACGGCAATGCGCGACGTCACCGGCTCAGCGAAGGAGGCCGGGTCATGCGCGCGCCGCTGACCGGCAGGATCCGGGATGCCGTTGGCGAGCCGATGTCACCAACGTTCTCGCGCAGTCATACCGGGCGGCTCTACCGCTACTACGTCTCGGCATCCCTCCAGCAGGGCGGCAGGGCGAACCCTGATGGCATCGTTCGCCGGATTGCCGCCCCGCGCATCGAGCAGATTCTGACGGACAGTTGCCGGCGCTGGTTGCGTGACCCGGCCGCCGGCCTCGAAGCGATTCGCGCGGTGCAGATCCATTCCGACCGTGTGGATGTGACTATCGCCAGGCCCAAGGGCCTGCACGTAGAACTGGCAAGCGAGGAGCGCCTGCTTGGCGCCGATCGGATGACCGCACAAATCCTCGTGCCGATCTGCCTCGGTTCGGATCGTTGTGCCTCCACGACCCGAGGCGCAGCACCGACCGACGGACCGGACTCCACGCTGATCGCCGCCCTGCGCCGCGCCCACCGCATGCTGGCGCGCGATTCCCGCGGGCCGCTGCTCGATGCCGCGCCCGTCTCGATCTACGAGCGCAAGATCCTGCGCCTCGCGCTGCTCGCGCCCGACATCCAGCGTGACATGTTCGCCGGGCGGCAGCCGCACGGATTCAATCTCGAAACATTCGTCAACGGCGATGTCCCGCTCGCCTGGACTGCGCAACGCGAACTACTGGGCTGCGGGCTCATCGTCCAATAAGCCGCTTCTGCTGGCACCCTGTTATGTCGGATAATGGCCCTGTTCCGCGCAATTAAATGCCCTGTTATGGTCGATTAAATAGCCTGTTATGGAGAATAACAGGGAAGTCAGTTTGCAGCTCCAGAAACTCGCGGAAATGCGTGGCTTTTCCGGCTGCTGGAGGCTCTTGGCGGACTCATATCCCTGTTTTGGGCGGCGATTTTGATGATTTTCCCTGTTACCGCCAATAACAGGCAAACCGGACCGATGGCGATCCGCGCGGAGACGAGCGTTCGAACGGCAGGCAAAAAGCCTCCGGAAGACGCCTTTTGCGCCGCGTCTGTTACGGATTGGGGCACTTGAACCCGCGCAACCCCGCGACTTCTGCGTACCGCCCTGTAACAGGAGAAAGGTGCTGGGGGTCGGTGGCGGAGACGGAGTCCGCGCAACTTACTAGTCAAGGTCTCTCACCGCCACACTCTGCCGCGCGCGTTTCTGCCGATTATGCGATTGGATTGCATCACAGCCTCTCACACGATAGCATGATTGCGCACGTTGGCGGTGGGGTTGGTGGTTGGCATGGAAAAACGCAGTCGTTCAATAACCGTTCGCGAAGTTGAAACCTTAGCGCGGAAACCGGGACGTCATTCCGTAGGCGATGGCCTCCTGTTTGTGGTCCAGCCAAGCGGAGCGTCATCGTGGCTTGCGCGAGTTCGGGCGCCGGGCGGGAAGCGCCGCGACATTGGACTGGGGCGCTATCCAGACGTGTCGCTTGCTGAGGCACGCGAGCAAAGCGCGAAGCATCGCAAGGTCGCGCGGGAGGGTGTCGACCCGGTCGCACGCAAACGCGAACTGGCGAGGGTCATGCCGACTTTTGCCGAGGCTTGTGAAACCGCTTTCGCCGAACGCGCGTCTGGCTTCCGCAATGCCAAGCACGGCGCCCAGTGGATTGGCACGCTTCGAGACTTCGCGTTTCCTACCCTTGGTGCCCTGCCGGTGGATCAAGTTGACGTTCCAGCCGTGGTGCGAACGATGAAGCCGCTCTGGCTTCGGGTGCCTGAGACGGCCCGCCGCGTCCTACAGCGCATCGCGACGGTGATCGCATGGGCAGCGGCGCATGGGCACCGGGATCATGAATTGCCGGTCCGTGCAATTCGCATGGGATTGCCGCCGCAGCCGAAAAAATCCGGGCATCATGCCGCAGTGGCGGTGGAGGATGCGCCTGCCATCTGGCGCAAACTTGGCGACGGTGTGGGGGCCGCTCGGCAGTGTCTGCGCTTGCTCATCCTAACCGGAGCGCGGTCGAGAGAAGCGCGGGGCACTAGATGGGATGAGTTGGACTTGGAAAAAGCGACCTGGACCGTTCCGGCCGATCGGATGAAAGCGGGGGCCGAGCACATCGTGCCACTAAGCAAGCCGGCCCTATCGCTTCTTCGATCTATTCCGCGGGTCGATGGCGCTGAGTATGTGTTTCCGGGCCTCAAGAAAGGCAAGCCGATCGTGGACGCGGCGGTGTCCAAAGTGATGCGTGAAGCTGCCCCCGGCATGACGGTGCACGGCTGGCGCTCTACTTTCCGAGATTGGGCAGCGGAGCGCACCAGCGTGCCGGGCGAGGTCGCCGAGGCCGCTCTGGCGCATACAATCCAGAACAAGGTTGAGGCTGCCTATCGGCGAACCAAATACCTCGACAAGCGACGGCACCTCATGGATTTATGGGCCGACTACCTTGAAGGGGAAAGCGCGAAAGTGGTGCCGATCGGCCGTCGCGCTGGCTGATGCCCAAGGCAGGTACAGTCCAAGTCAGACTAACGTCATGGCACGCTGCGGCTGTCAGCCGATGGATACTGTCAGAAAAGGTCCAAGGGGCTTTAGAGGCGGGCGGAGGCCCTCATCGGCCGCAAATACCCCTACTTGAGTCGCTCGCGATCCGGCTCAGTATCTCAGCGCGCCGCCGTCACAAAAAGCGGTTGTTCACTATCCCCATCCCGAGGGAGGAAGCGCACGCGTTTGCGCGCATCCGATGGCCGACACTTCAATCGGCGGCGGTGATAGATCCGTCTGGCATCGTTGCGGCCGGGCTTTACACCGATCCGCTCGTGAAAACCGCCCACCGGCGATTTCTGGCTGTGCTTGTCCTAACAAAAGGGCGACGCGCACTATCGCGCGGATCGATCCAACGCAGACTGGCCCCGGGCTACAAATTGGTTGGCGACCGGCAACGAAAGGCTCTGCGAGCCCGAGAGAAAAACGCGTTCAAGTGGCACGACTTTTATGCTAATATGGCTCGTCGGGGTGAGACCATTTTGACGACCTCACTCCCATTTCCAAATTTTCCCTAATTAACTTCACTTCCGCGATTTGATTGATCCTGCGACTCTTCGCCTCGCACATTGAAGCGAGGTTACTATGCTTACCCAGTCACACCACAACGATCGCCTGGTCGCGTTTTCTCTCCAAGAAGTATCACTCCGCAGCAACCTGTCGATTGCTACGCTCTACCGTATGATCGATCGCGGTGAACTGCCGACCTTGAAAATCGGTAGGCGGCGGCTGGTGCCTCAGTCCAGCCTCACCGAACTCTTGACGGGTGCTGCGGCATGACCGCCGAACCGTCGCATTCTGGGATTATGCTCCAAGCCGCGCTTGAATACGCCGCGCGCGGCTGGCCCGTATTTCCGTGTTTCCCTGACAAGAGCCCGAGGATAGCTGGAGGGTTCAAGAACGCGTCGACAAAGCCAGACGTGATCTGCTCTTGGTGGAGGCGATGGCCAGACGCCCTTATCGGTGTGCCGACGGGCGAAGCCAGTGGCATGTCAGCCTTGGACGTTGACGATCCTCGACTGTTTGAAGCTGCATGGCCGGGTCCGCTGCCAGCGACGCTCCGGAGCAACACCGGCAAGGGCTATCATCTCCTCTTCAATCATGATCCTGCCCGTCCGCTTAAAAACGCGCAACGGTCTGCGGACGGCAAGTGGCCCTTCCCGAACCTTCCCGGCGCAGAAGTCCGGGGCAAGGGGGGCTACATAATCGTGCCGCCCTCAGTGCATCCCACGGGGGCAGTTTACACTTGGGCAAACGATCGCGAGGTTATCGATGCACCCCCGCAGCTGTTGGCGCTAATCGACCGGCCATCGACGGGCAAAAGCGGCTCCCGCGCCCTTGGCAGTTATCCGTGTGCAACACGGGCCGGCACCGATACACCGGATAGGCTGGAGGCTTTGGAGAGCGAGTGCGCTAGCATACGCCACGCGCCGAACGGTAGTCAGGAGAAAGCGCTAAACGACGCTGGCTTGCGAATGGGGCGGCTTGTTGCACGCGGGGAACTGAGTTCCTCCATCGCCAGCGCGGCCCTGATCCACGCGGCGCAAAAGATGGTGAACCATGATCCTGGTAACCCTTGGACTCCAAACCTCATTAAAGCGAAGGTCGATCGGGCGCTACGGGATGGTGCACTTTCAACGGCAAACGAGGATCATCTACCTAAGATTCATGTTGTAGCTGGTGCCCTGCCGGCGATGGCGACTCAGGGGGAGTTGGCCATGCTGGAGGCGGGAGCCCCCATCTTTGTCAGAGGTGGCTTGGTCAAACCCATCGTTGATGAATTGCGATCGTCCGATGGCCACAGCACCAAGGTGCCAAGACTCGTCAAGGTGGACGTCTATAGTCTTATTGATCATCTTGGCCGCGCTGCAATATGGGTTAAGCACGGCGCTCCACCGAAGGGGGCGGTGCGAATAAACGCGCCCTTGGCCGTTGCGCGGACGATCTTGTCACGCGATGGCGAATGGACCCTGCGGCCGCTGGCCGGGGTTATCACGACCCCAACGCTGCGCCCGGATGGCTCACTGCTTGCTGATGAGGGTTACGATGAAGCCACTCAATTGCTGCTCATCGATCCGCCGGCACTCCCTTCCCTCTGTGCGGCTCCAACCCGTGCAGACGCCCTAGAATCGCTCGATAAGCTAGAACGTCTGCTTGCCGACTTCCCGTTCGCCGACGATGCCAGCCGATCAGTCGCCCTATCCGCGTTGATAACCCCCGTGGTTCGAGGCGCGATGGCCGTCGCCCCTATGCACGTAGTAACGGCAACCGTGGCTGGCAGTGGGAAGAGTTATCTCGTAGATTTGGCATCAGCCATCCTGACTGGAGATCGGGCTCCAGTTCTCGCTGCGGGGCGGAATGAAGAGGAGACGGAGAAACGTCTAGTTGCGGCTCTTTTAGGCGGCCAACCTATTATTTCGATCGACAACATCAACGGCCGACTGGGCGGTGATTGGCTATGCATGATGATCGAACGCCCGAGCGTTACAATACGCCCTCTTGGGGGCTCCGAAAAGGTCCTCGTGCAGGGCCGTGCCACTTGTTTTGCGACCGGGAACAACGTGCAATTGGAAGGCGATTTGACGCGCCGCGCAATTGTTTGCGCACTCGATCCGAACACCGAACGGCCAGAGCTTCGCACGTTCTCTAAAGATCCGCTTCAGTTGATACTTGGCGATCGGGGAACTTACGTAGCGGCCGCGCTAACCATTGTCCGTGCATACGTTCAGGCGGGTTTCCCTGGATTGCTGCCGCCGCTTGGATCGTTCGAAACATGGAGTCGCTTGGTCCGCTCGTCGTTGGTGTGGCTAGGCTGCGCGGACCCCGTCGACACGATGGATAGCGCTAGGGCAGACGATCCAAACCTGGCGACACTTCGCATCGTCCTGCCATACCTATGCAAGCTCACCCCGGGGGGGGCACTGACGGCTGGAGAGCTTGTTGCGGCCATCGGGGCACGTGAGGTATGCGAAACGCCGCAAAACGCGCCCGACTCCCTCGTGGAAGTCGTGGGGAATGCTCACGGTGGCATTGAGGCAAGCCGGCTTGGCCACTTTCTCAGGCGCCATAAGGGGCGCGTGGTGGACGGTCTCAAGATCACTGGCCAGCTTGATACCCATTCGAAGCAGCAGCGATGGAAAATCTTGCGGGTATAGCGGGTATTTGCGGGTATAGTTTGTGCCATTCAACAAAAAAACGGTGGAATGAATATGTTCGGCCACCAGTTGGTTCACCGCCTGCATACACCCGCAACCCCCCGCGCCGATGGTTCTGAATTGATAGAGAGTGGATTATCAAATATATTGTCAGCATGACACACGATCATGGCGCACCCGCACATAGACTTCCCGGGACACACGGCAACAGCCTTTACACCCATGAACGGGCCCGATTGGTCTGTGAAGCCGTGGCAACATCAACCGTCGGGTTGCGGCACCTTTGTGCAGAGCGGCCGAGTCTCCCAGCTTGGCAGACAATCATGGCCTGGCTCAATCGCTACCCTGAATTTCAAGAGCAGTACGCGCGCGCGAAGCAGCTCCAGGCCGAGCTGATGGCCGAGGATATACTTGAACTTGCCGACGATCCAAGCACCGCCAGCGGGGACGTGCAACGATCCAAGCTCCAAGTCGAAACCCGCAAATGGCTGATGTCCAAGCTGGCTCCGCGGAAATATGGGGACCGGATCGATGTGACCTCCGCTGGTGAGGCCCTGCCACTGCCGAGCCATCAGATCGACGCGCGGGTGCAATCGATCGTCATGCAAGCTCACGAACGTATCCAAGCCGCAAGGCAGGAGGGATGCTCAGTGGAGGCGCTGCGCCTGCTTGGCTGAGCCTCACGAATGACAGCGAAAATTCCGCTTGTCTCGATATACAAAACCGCCTAACGCTCGTTACACAGATTTGTAAGGGAGCGGAACATGAAGGCAGTGGTCTACTATCGGGTTTCGACGGCAGCGCAGGGGCGCTCGGGGCTGGGCTTAGAAGCACAACAGCATGCAGTCGAAACCCTGTGCGCGGCGAAGGGCTGGGACATCGTCGCGCCGCCGTTCGTCGAAGTAGAAAGTGGAAAACGCGCCGATCGGCCTGAACTGACGAGGGCACTTCACCGTGCCAAGGTAACGGGTGCCACCTTGGTGGTAGCCAAGTTGGATCGCCTCTCTCGGTCTGCCGCCTTTCTTACCGCTCTTCAGGAGAGCAACGTACCGTTCGTCGCGGCGGATATGCCTGAAATGAACGAAACTGTGGTGGGCATCATGGCGGTGATCGCGCGTACGGAACGGAAAGCCATCTCTGATCGAACTAGGGTGGCCCTACAAGCCGCGAAGGCGCGCGGGCGGCGATTGGGCAACCCGAACGGCGCTGCCTCGCTTAGACGCGCTCAGAAGGGCAACCTAGCCGCTGTAGAAGTGGTCAAAGCTGACGCGACTGATCGTGCCGAGCAATTGCGGCCCGTGATTGAAGACATGCGGGGTCGGGGCATCACATCGTTGGTGGGCTTGGCGGCGGCACTGAACGACGGTGGCATGCTAACCCCGCGCCGGGGGCAATGGTATGCTTCGAGCGTGCGAAACTTGCTCGCACGCCTAAACGGCTAGGAAAGAACCGGCAGCAGTCGCACGGCCAGGCACTGCCGGCCCGAGTGTGTCTCGTGTGAGTCGGTCACGGCCATCCCTTACAGAAACGACCTCGGGCCTTCCCCCCGGGATCGTCCTAGTGGAGGGCGGCTCTAGAAATTTTGCACCACAGGTTCGCTTACTGGGTATATACCTTGTACGGCCGCGGTAGTTGGCCGCGGCGAGATCGCGCCGCGACAAGGGGGAACTGACTTGTCCGAACCAACGCGTAGTGTCCTGCTTGCTTTGGCGACGATGCTCGCCCTCTACTCGGGCGTGTATGCTTCGGCTAGTTTGCTCGCACCGAAATTATTTCTCAAGTATCTGGCTATTAGAGACTGGTCCTATGGGCTCCGAGGACAATCATCGTTACCAGATTCTATATTAAATTATCCACTTTCCCCCGTACAAAAAGCCAAAGCATACGCATTGTTTCTTGGCGGAGCCATTTTAGGTTTTCATGCGGCGGGCGCCATCATGCCGATTGAATTCGCCCAAAGTCTGACTTTGCCCTCTGAATTTGGCCAAGTGGGTAGGGTGGCAATAGCAATGTTGTTCACCGTAGGTTTTGTGGAACAAGAGGAGCGCGTTTCCCGCAGTGTGGGCGAGTTCAATCCCGACCATCTTGCTTGGCATCGCGATTATGAAAAGGCAGATGCCGATATCCGCAGCCTTCGCGACTGGGATTACGACCTGCCGCGCCAACTCAGCATCAAGGAACAGTCTGTGCCCGTGGCTAGGGGTGCTGCGCGTCGCTGGGCAAAGCTGGGGCGCGAGGACGCGAGGAAGGGTATTTCTCGTTGTGCAATAACAACCCGGGAAGCTCTTCATAGCCTTGGAGAAAGTTGGAGCGCAACGAACTGCGGTGATGCATATAGCGGCGGTTGGTACAGCGCCACAAGGGAGCTCGAGAAGAGCGGCTGGCGGAATGGCGCACTTGAGGCGCGCATCGGGATTAGCCCCGAGGCACACGGACACGAAAATTCACAAGACGCAGAGGCGCTAGCTGAGGCAAGGAGGACTGCGGCTAGAGATCGGGTTCAGCTTGAAGAAAAGACGCGAGAAGAAGCGACTCGGGTCGCGGCCGAAATTTCAGAGCGAGAAGAGCAGGAATATTGGAGGCAAGTGAAAGAGTGGGATGCACTTGCTGAAACTTACACCGCCAAGCAGCAAGATATTATATTAAATGACGATGATCTATTAGGACCGAAAAATAGGGTGCTATCCATAGCATCAAACGACGCACTCAATAGGCTGAATAATATTTTAGAGATCACATATGAGGCTTTGGATTTAGATGAATTGGAAATAGGAGACGTAATTGATCTATCAGGATGGGTCACAGACATCACAGGGCTAAAGGCGGAACATCTGCCAATCGTATCTCGCGCTGTTAGGCGAGATTCTGGCGTTTATATATCAATCGATGCGCTTCAAAGGTTCTCGTTCGATTTTACCAAAGAAGGAATCATCTTACTAGTGTTTTGCGCCCAATGGTTAAACTATGTGGGCGCGGATTGGAGCGGGGTGCTTGATCGTCGGGAGCCTGTTCTTCTTAGCATTTCTCGGCTTTCGAGGAACAAACACTTCTTGAAAAATCATAAGGCGAATGACGAAACAGCAGGCCGGCTGGTCCAGCTTGTGAGCGGGCTAACGGTGAGACTTGGGCGATTAGGGTGCTTTGTCAAATACGCCGTGATTGGTTCGGACGAAGCTGTGCGCGAGGTGACTTTGCACCTGTCTCATCGGGGACGTGCGAGGATAGTGGGCCAGGTCGAGCTTGTTGGCCCCAGCCGCAGGACTTTTTATTCATGATCCGACGCCAGTTCGCTCGCTTCGTCGGCATGAGAATCAGGTGAATCTGCTTCGGTTGGGCGGGCGGTGGGGCCGAAATTTCAAAACCGCGGATTTAAGCGCGTTTTGGCAACAAAATGGCGGAGACGGAGGGATTCGAACCCTCGGTACCGGATTTACCAGTACGACGGTTTAGCAAACCGTTGGTTTCAGCCACTCACCCTCGTCTCCGGATCGCTGCGGCGCGGCGGGCTATAGCGGGGGGTGGAGGCGCGGGCAAGGCTTGCGCGGGGGGCATTTTTGCACACCTCGTTTGGAGATCCGGATTCGCTTCGCCGTAAAATGGACTCGACTCATTGCCGGTTCATTGCCGCCGCAGCAGGCTTCGGTTCTGTATGCCATTCCGGGCGTCTTGCCGGCAGCGACGGGGAACTACGATGAGGAATTCCAGACTTGTGCGCGGCAAGCTTGC